GCTGCAGTCGATCGACCGGGGGACACCCCCCCTGTGGAAAAACAAAGTGTCCCCCGGTCAGAGGGCGGTTCCGGCAAGGGTGGCGCGACCGGGGGACACCTACCCGAAAAAGGCACCCCCTGTCCCCCGGTCAAAGGCAGTGATACCAAGGGATCTGCCACCGGGGGACACTCTGGGGAATATCCCCCCGCGTGCGCACGCGAGGCAGATGGCTCCGCAGAGAGTGGAGCGGTGTCTGCGGAGGCCCTCACCAACGCCGCCAACCTCTGGGAGTGAGCCATGACGCAATCCAAGTCGCGTGAGTCTCACCGCAGGCCGATGGTGAGGTTTGTCCAGGGGGAGGTGGGGCCGGAGGTGCTGGCGGTGCTGCGCCTGACGTGGTTCCACGAGGGCCTGGCCGATACCGTCGAGGAGTTCGCGGTCTCGGACTTTGAGGGCGGCCCAACGGTCGTCCTCATGGCCATCGAGCAGGCCGAGGAGCAGGGGTACGACCTCACGGTGCTCTCGGAATGCGATTGTTACGAAGTGTGACGTGTGGGTGGTTCGGCCTGTGGTAGTCCGCTTAGGGTTGCCGCGGGCCTGACCGGCCACATTCGCTAACCACCCAATGAATCAACCACGTTGCCTAACCGAACCCGTACCCGTTGCCGTAGCCCCAAATGACAAGCTGTTTGCGTGGGTACTGGCGATTGAGCACGGCTGCACGGTGCTGAATCGAGAGATTGCCGAGTGCCAAAGGCTCGGCATTTCCCCGTACCATCACAAGATGATGCTGGAGGGGATGCAGGACATTCAAATGTTCCTGAGTATGTCTTACTACGAATACAGTGACTGGCTGGGAATGGATAGCCCGGCTATTGAGCGGTATCGGCAGTACAAGCGGAACTGCGAGGAGCGGCTTGACCTTGTGCGCAGCCTCGCAGATGAGGCAAAGGTGCATGAGGAGGCCGCAGTTGCGGCACCCGAGGGAGGTGTTGCGTGAGCGTGGTTCTTGAGATCCGTGATGTGAAGTGTGATGGCGACTTTCTTGTGGTTGATGCTGTCCTGGAGGACGCGGTGCTGCTCAGGCCGGCGACCGACTTGGACCCGCCGGAGTATGGGCCTGCCCTGTGCCGAGGCACCCTGTACGTTTCTGATGACACGAGAATCGGGCCGACAGATCGTGAGCTGATGGATATGTTCGGGCGTGAGATTGACGACTGGAAACTCATCAACAACAACTGACAATGAAGACCTACTTTGGGGTCCAGCACCTACCCACGCTGGAGAATGCCGAGGTTGTGGCGTTCGACTGTGAGACCACGGGGTTGAAGCCTGTGGCCGGGGGAATGCGACTTCTGCAATTTGCAGCGGATGGCGAGTTCCCAGTGGTGATTGACTGCTGGGAGCTGGATGACAGCGGCTGGGAGGCAGTGGGTCGGTTCCTTGGGAAGCGGCGCCGCTGGGTGGCGCACAATGCTGTGTTCGACTTGGGGTGGCTGCAGGCGCACGACCTCTACCCGGAGGGAGAGGTGTTCTGCACGATGCTGGCCAGCCGGGTGCTCACCAACGGGATGCCCAATATCCGGCATGGCCTGCAGCACCTCGTTTCGCGCTACCTGAAGCGCGAGCTGAGCAAGGAGGAGCAGAAGTCGGACTGGAGGGTGGAGCTGCGGCCCGAGCAGCTCCAGTACGCGGCGCTCGACGTGATGGTGCTGGTGGAGCTATGGCCGCTGCTGCTGGAGAGGCTGCAGTTTGGGGCCCTGATGGGGGCCTGGGCGCTGGAGTGCAAGGCGCTGCCGGCGATGGCGCAGTTGTGGAGGACGGGGCTGCCGTTCGACCGCGAGAAGCTGTTGGCGCTGCGGGATGAGCTGGGGGCGGACAACGTTCGACTCGGGGAGGAGTTCATCGTGGCGCTGGATGCCGCGCTGCCCGAGGAGAAGAAGTTGCCGCGGGATCCTGATGGGTCGTTGAACCTGCGGCCGAAGGCGACGGGGACGGTGCGGGGTGGGGACAAGCGGCCGGCGGGGTTCAACCTCAACTCGCCGAAGCAGCTCCTCGATGTGTTCACCGCCCTGCTGGGGCAGGTGCCGAAGGATGCTGACGGGAAGGCCAGCGCCAGCAGGGCAGCGCTGCGGGAGTACGTGGCGGACCATCCGGTGGTGGCGCAGTACCTGGCGTGGAAGCGAGTGGAGAAGCGGCGGCAGATGGTCGAGTCTCTTTTGTCTCACCATGAGATTGACGGGTTCATTCGGGCCAGCTACTGGCAGATGGGGGCGGACACGGGGCGGATGAGCTGCTTCAACCCCAACCTGCAGCAGGTTCCGCGGGATCCGCGGTTCCGGGCTTGTGTGGTGGCGCCGGAGGGGCATGTGTTTGTGGTGGCGGACTACGCCCAGATGGAGCTGCGCCTGGCCGCCGCGGAGTCCGGCGATGTTCGAATGGTGAGCGCTTTCCAAGCCGGGCAGGACCTGCACACGATCACGGCCATGGCGATCTACGGGCTCGACGACGAGTCGGAGGTCAAGAAGGAGCAGCGGCAGATCGCCAAGAGTGCGAACTTCGGTCTGCTCTACGGCAGCGGGGCGAAAGGGTTGCGGTCGTACGCTGCGGCCAGTGGTATTCAGATGACGCTCGACGAGGCCAGCGCGATTCGTGACAAGTTCCACGCGGCCTATGCGGGGATCTCGAAGTGGCAGCGCAACAACGCCGCCGCGGCGCAGAACTCGGGGAAGGATGCGTCGCTGCGGGTGCGGGTGTCGAACCTGCGGCGGTTCTTGCCGGGGGAGCACAACAAGCTCACCACTCGATGCAACACCCCGATCCAGGGGGCCGGTGCGGCGGTGATGAAGCTGACGCTCGGGAAGCTGTGGCCGCTGCTCAGGGAGGCGGGAGAGGCGGAGGTGCGGCTGGCAGGGGCGATCCACGACGAACTGATCCTGCTGGTGCGCGAGGATGCGGCGGAGCGCTGGGCTGTGACGCTGGCCCAGGTGATGGAGGAGGCGGAAAGGCGGTGGCTCGGGGACGTGCCACCGCTGGCTGAGGCCAAGATCGGGAGGACGTGGAGCGAGGCCAAGTAGCGCCGCTACACTGTCATACAACTGCCTGCCTGTGGAGTGTCGGAGCCTGAAAGCAAGCCGGCGCTCACAGGCAGGCAGATTGTGATGGTGCGGCTTGGGAAGGCTGTGTCGCGTGCCACCGCGGGGGAGATCCTGCGGGCTGCGGCGTTTCTGGAGTTTGCGTACGACTGCAGAAAGGGGTGTCAGGACAAGCGGCGGCAGTCAAGGGCGCGGCGCAGCGGTTCTTGATTGTTTGGAGTGGTACTGTAGACTGACATTTTCTGTGTGACACAATGGCGGTGCGCCAGGGCTGCAAGTTCTACGCTCAGGTGCTGCTGGACCCGCACAGGTACGAGCTGCTGGAGCGGGAAGCGCAGGCCAGGAACATGAAGGTGACGGCGCTGATCCGGCAGATGGTCTACGAGCGACTGCAGCAGGATCTGCCGGCGTCGGACTACCGGGCTGCCGAGGCGGCAGATGGGGCGTTGTGGGCTGAGGCGGTGCGGCGCCGCGTGCAGGGGCGCCAGCGCACGAAGCAACAGAGTGTGTAGTTTTGTGACTAGGGCGCAGGCGGCGGTACTACCCTGCTAGTGTAAGCGGGTTGTTGAACAGGCCTCCTGACCATGGATCTGCTTAGTTGTCCGACGTGCCGGTCGGTTTTTGATGACAGTTACCGAGACTTCTTTCCTGACTCTAAGTTGTTTTATAGGAGCGATATGTCACTAAATAACGAGCGTGCTGTTGAACGTGACGGACGTGTAAGCGCTTACAGGTATTGTCCTGTTTGCAATAACGAGATCTTAGAGATCGACATTGTTAGATATACAGTCGGCGCGGCTGTGCCCGCTAACACAACTACACCACAAGACGCCTGAAACCCCCATGAACTCCACAACCCCAACGATTGAAACGCGCTACGGGGTATCCGCGCACGTAGACGGCACCACGGTATATGTAACCGGCTTTAGATCGAACAAATACGGTGCTTTGGACGCTATGTTCACCGATGTAGCCGAAGACGCTTGCACATGGAAGCCAGAGAGCACCGCACAGCTTGTGGCTGCAGCATTAACAGAAAGTATGCAAAAGCATGGTTGGCAGGTTAATATGTATCCCGTAGAGGAGCCTGTCTACAATGACTGATACGCAGAACGCGCCGATGGATCCGCTGTTTCGAGTGGATCTTATTGCGGCTACGCCGAATCCGCAGCAGTGCATCTATGCAGCGATGCACCAAGATTATAGCGAGAATTATGTCTACGACGATCGGGCAAACTGGCCTGATGAGACCCGCGCTGGGGAGATTTGTGTGCAAAGGTTGCTGGTTGGGGATAGGGGACACTACGGGCCGCTGGAGCACCCGCAGATCACACTCAACGTTGGGTGGTTCCCTCATTCGGTGATGCAGCAGGCGCGAACGCACCGTGTCGGTGTGAGCTTCGATGTGCAGTCGATGCGCTATACGGGCGAGCGCATCTGCCGCGCCGCCAATGGGGATCTCGACTTGGAAGAAGTGTTCTACCTGCGCCCGGTTGGGGACTACGCCGACCGCAACGGTGCGAGTTACACCTATACGCCTCATGCCAGGAAACTCGATTTACGGTACTGCTGTGCCGCCGCCGAACGCTACCGCGACCTTATCGCTGCCGGCTACGCAGAAGAGCACGCCCGCGGAATGTTACCGTTCGACTACAGGCAGCATTTTGTGGTTAGCTTCAGCTTGCGTGCCATGCTGCACTTCCTGGATCTGCGGGCTAAGGCGGATGCGCAGCTGGAGATCCGGCAGCTCTGCGATTTGATGTGGCCGCATCTTGAGGCGTGGGCGCCGGAGATTGCGGCTTGGTATAAGAAGACTCGACTCACTCGCGCACGACTCGCACCATGAAAACACTCACGAACGGCGAAAGCACTTCACACGCCTACCTCAACGAGATCGGACGGATGCCGCTGCTGACGCCCGACCAGGAGATCGACCTTGGGAGGAAGGTGCGCAGAGCACAGGAACTCAAGGCGATGGAGCGGGAACTAACGCAGCAGGAGCGGCGGGAGGTGGCGCTTGGGGAGCGGGCGGAGCGCAAGTTTGTGCGCAGCAATCTGCGGCTCGTGGTGTCCTGCGCCAAGCGCTACAGCCGCGTCACCAAGAGCATGGACCTGATGGATCTGGTGCAGGAGGGCAACATTGGCCTCATCACGGCGGTCCACCGCTACGACCCCTCGATGGGGTATAAGTTCTCGACCTATGCCTATTGGTGGATCCGACAGGGCATCACACGCGCCATCATCAAGAAGGATCGATCGGTGCATATGCCCGGGAAGATCGGAGATATGGCGGCGAACTGGGGCGCTAGAACGCAGCGGTTGCGGATGGAGCTGGGCAGGGCGCCTACAACTGCTGAGCTGGCGGAGGAGTTCGGTGTGACTCCGCAGGATGTGTTGCTCTACTTGGAGCGGGGACAGCCGCCGGTGTCGCTCGACTTGGTTGTGCGGGAGGGCGATGGGACCTCCATCGTCAACACGCTCACGGATGACGTGGAGGGCGAGGGGCCGCTGGACAACATGGTTCAGGAGGAGAGGATTGGCCTGATCATGCAGGCAGTGGTGAGATTGCCTGAGCGCGATCGGGACATCGTGAACAGGAGGCTAGGGCTTGACGGGTACACGGCGCAGAATTGGTCGGATATCGGGAAGGCCCATGGCGTCAGCCGGCAGCGGGTTTTGCAGGTCTACACGAAGGCTACGAATCGACTGCGGCTTTACATGAGTCGCATAGAGCAGGAGTACGATCGTGCAGAGCTGCCAACGCTTCCAACTGGGTGATGTGGGCAATGGCTTGGTTGAGTAACGTTTTGTAGTGCATATTTTGGCGCATGAGATCGGCGGCAAGGGATAGCACCTTGTCGCATTCGGCGGGCCCTTCTGCTTGCAGCACCCGCAGGCTGTATTCCAGTTGGGCCTGAGCCGCCAAGGATGGACGTGGGATCATCCAATCGGCCTGTGCCATGGAGCTGGAGCGCTGAACAGTGAGAGTCTAGCGCTTGGCGACGATTGCCCAGCCGCTGCCGGGGCCCTCGACCATCCAGCGGCGGCCGAAGTTCTCGCGGCTGTAGCGACAGAAACGGGCAGGGCGGTCAAGCGTTGCCCCGGTTACGAGGTCGGACTCGCCGAGTGGGTCGTGGACGATGACGTGGGTTGGGGTGTAGCCCACGATGGTGAGCCAGTGGCCGCCGCCCGCGGGAGCGGATACGGGGCCGCGATGGAGGTAGCCGCAGGGCACAGGGATGCCGGTATCGATCAGGCGCTCCACCAGAGCGAAGTCGGCGGTACGGATGTAGTCCGCGGAGAGGCCGTACGACGCGAGGGCGCGGGTTTGGGCCAAGGGGCTCGTGGTGTCGCCGAAGCTGCGGACCCGGGCGAGGTACTGATCGTCGCCGTTGGGGCCCGTGAGGAGCCCTGGTTTCAGGAATTGGAGCATCATGGCGCACGAGCTGGAGAAGCACATGCGGCGGCCCTGATCGGTCTTGCTGTCGAGCTGCGCGAAGTAGGGAACTGGCAGCGGGTTGGTGCGGCCTGTGTTGCCGACAAAGAGAGCCACCTCCGCGGCCCGGCGGCGGACCATCCCGACCATGACGATGCCGTCCGCCTTGTTCCACCGCGGCAGCTCCTGCGGGATGACGGTGACGTACGACTCGCCCGCGAGGATGCGGCGGCGCAACATGCTGGTGTCCACCGCGGCGAGGCCCACGTCGAAGGCCCAGGAAATCAGGGCGGCCTGCTGCCTGCCGCCGAGCTTGTTGGCGCCGGGGAGGAGGCGGTGGATGCCCTCGGCGAAGTAGGTGAGGTCTTGATCGAGGAGGGTGTCGGCCTGGGCTTGGGTGATGGCGACGCCTTCGCGGACATCGAGGCCGGTGTGGCCCCATCCCAGGGTCCAGGCGTTGGCGGGGTCGAGGGAAGCCCGTAGGTGGCACGCCTCGAACTCCTTGACGATGGCGCGGGCAGGGGCCATCCAGATGGGGGTAGCGGCGGCTGCGGGGCTGCCGGTGGAGCGCCAGTCGTCGGTGAAGGTCTGGCGCTGGGTTGCGGTCAGATCGCGGTCGAGGGCCTCGAAAGCGGCGAGCTGGTGCGGGAGCAGATGGCCCTGGCGGATGGCGTGCTCTACGGCGGTGCGGATGGAGGCGTAAGTCATCGGCTCAGCGCTTGGCCATGGGCAGCACGATCCCGGCGAGGATTTCGAGGGCTCGGTAGAGCCTGGGCAGGGCAGCTCCGATTGCGCCCACGGCCCGGTCGTCCTTTGGGGTAGGGGTAAGGTTGACGACCATCAAGGCCACGGCATGGGCCGCGATAACGACCTCGAAGACCTGCCGCCAGTTGTCGATCAAGTAGCTCACGACCGGCATGACTATTCTGATAGGCGTGTACGAGGTCATGCTACAGCCGCGGGACTCAGCGGTCGCCGTCTGGGGCGCGGCGTTCCACGTATCGGAGGCGCTGCTCGTGGTCGCTCAGCATCTCTTGGATGCCGCTGAGGATTGTGGTGGTGCGGGCCTCGAACTTGCCCAGGCCGTTGGCGATCTTCCAGAGGGCGGCGACGCCCGCGCCGCTGAGGCCGATCGCGGCAATCCCGGCGGCGAGTAGTTCAGGTCCCACAAGCACGGAAGCGGTCTTCTGACCTAGTTTTCCGGTGGCCGGTGGTTAGACGAAGACTCCGACCTCGAACACGTCGGGGACGTAGACGCCCTCGCCAGCCGGGACTTCGACAGGCGGCGGAGGACTCGGAATGACAAGGCGGGTTTGGCTGATGGGGCCGGTGCCACGCGGGACCGGAACGGTGTCGAGGCGGCTACCGGCGTAGGCGTAGATCAGCTTGGCGGCAGCAACCTCGACCTCGACGTAGGTGCTCCACACCACGAGGAAGATGATCCACCGCTTGAGGGTGCCGGCCTCGGAGTATTGCAGGATTGGGGTGAGGTCAGGGTCGCGGATGATGACGACCTCTAGGCCCTCGGCGGTGGTTCCGGCGGGGAGGGCCTCGCCATCGGCGCGGACGGAGATAGCTGGGGTGGTCTCGCCGTTGGGCAGGGTGTAGACGCCCAGCTCGTCGGTGAGGAGGTCTTCGATCTCGGCGCGGAGCTGCAGGATGTTCACCGCACCACTGCAGGGGGCCTGTGCCTAGTTTTCCCGGGTCTGCAGGAGAAGGCCGGCCTCCAGCCATGCGAAGGTGCGGCGGTCAGGGAGGATGACCGTGTAGGTGGAGAGGGGGCGATCCACGTCACGGAGGCGGATTGGGCCGTGGAGGTGGTCACCGACTGCCACGAGGCCGCCGCGGATGTTGGGACCTTCCCACTCGGGGCAGAGGACCCAAACCTGTTTGTCGTCGGAGTGGAGAGCGCGGATGCTGGGTGGGCGGGAGGTCTCGTCGGCGCTGGCGAGAATCTGATCCCATGCGGCCAGCAGGATGGGGGAGTCCTTGTGCTCGGCGCGGAGGGCGAGGGCGGTGGCGGCGACAGGACCGGGTAGGAGGGTGTCGTCGGTCTCGCTGCGGCGGAAGATGACAAACTCGGCAGTCGTGAACGCCTTGGGGCGGGACTTGGTGTCGCGGTTGATGTTGGCGGTTAGGGCTTGGAGGGCGGCGATGGGCAGCTCGTGGAGGTGCGCCTGATCGTGCTGGATGCGCTGGAGGTGGCGCCAAGCAGCGAGGACGACGCCGCGAAGCTCGTCCTCAAAGGTGGTGCGGTGGAACTGGCCTGGGAAGCCGTGGGCTAGGTCCCAGAAGATTTCGTCCCACGGCGTTTGGGGGTTTCCGCGCTGTCCTGCGGCGGCTTTTTTAGCTCGTCCTCAGAGGGGCGGGAGGCGGGCATGTTCTCGGCGGCCTGCTCCTCGGCGGCGAACTCCAGGATTCCTCGGAAGATCGCCCCATCGAGGCCGAGGGTGTCGGCGTGGGACCAGTCGGGGCGGTTGCAGCGGGTCTGGATGAGCGTGGTGACGGTGGCCTCGTCGGGGAGGTCGTTGCTGCTTTGGAGGAGGTTGGCGATTTTGGCGATTTCGGCGGCGTGGCGCAGCATGATGGCGCGAGCCGCGGTCTCCAGATCGGCGCCGCGCACGGCCGCCTGCACGATGTCGAAGGCTTCCGTGATGGTGATGTTCTCGGCCGTGGCGATGGCGTCGGCCAACTTGGCGCTAGTCACCAAGGCGGATTCGTGCTCCGCCAGCATGGCCGAGATCATGCGGGACTCCTTGACGGTGAGGCCGCCGCGGATCTCCATTTCGATGATGCCGGAGTGCTCGTTGCCAATGCGGCGGGTGGCGGCAGCGGGGGGCTGGACGTACGGCAGCACGAGGAGTCGGCAGTTACTGGCTAACAGTGTAGCCGGTCAGCCTTTGCGCACCACCTGTTTGATGATGCGCAGGTTGGCCTCGCGCAGCGCCTGCGCGTAGCGGGCGGCCTGGGTATGTTGTTGGGCCTGCTTGATGAGGGCGTTGGGGTCGCTCATAGGTTTTGCGAGTAGACAATACGACCTTTACGATAGTCGATGGTTAGGTACGCTATCAAGTCGCCATCGACACACTCGGGTACACGGGTGCGCACATCACGGCTTATGTACTGGCTAAAATCCGCCCATACGCGCGTAGCCGTGGGGTTTTCCCATGTAAAACGCGACGGGATGTACACCATACTTCCGCCTTTGTATCCGGTAACAGTTATAGTAACTTCTGGGGCAAAAGAACTAAACCAGAATGCACTCAAACTTATGCGCAGTGGGGCAGCGCGAATACCTAGTGCCGCAACCTGCTCAGCGTAGTCTTTGACGCTTACAAGTACACTCTCAACGCCAAAACCTGTATTATCTCCGCCCCATTCAATAATAGTTATACCGTTGTATAGTATCTTGTCGTCTTTACACCAGCCGATCACATTACTTGCTTCACGCGTAGCCGGATCAAACAATCGGGTACGTGTATCTAGGTCTCTACCGGGACGCTCGAAACCGTATGTGATGACGTAGTAGTCAGCCTGTAACGGGATTCGTGTCCCAGCGGGGCGGTTGGAACGGAGGTATGGGGCGGTTTCTGTGTCGATGGGACGGGAAGGGGCCAGGGCGCGGGATAGGGCCGGCTGGGAGGCGGTGTCGCGGAGGATCTCTTCGCGGTTGGTTTCGGCGTCGCGGGTGATGGCCTCGCGGGTCAGGCGGCCGGTGCGGGCGTCACGCTGCTGCTGTTTGGAGCGTTCGACTAGGCCGTGGCCGGTGACACTGACGCTGAGATTGGTGGCCATCAGTCATCGATGGCCAAGGCGATTCGGTAGGTCTGGGTCTGGCCGGCGGCCATGGTCACGTTGGGGTCTTCGACGATCTCGGAGTAGATGTACGTCTCACCATCGATGTAGGCGATGATGCGGTCGTAACTGTAACCATCGCCGGTGGCCGTGAACTCGGCGTCCACCGTTGGCATGTTATAGCTGGCGGTGGTTTCGCTGTAGGTGCCGGTGCCGATGACCTCGGAGTAGCGGACGTAGCCGTTGCCGCTCAGCTCGACCGACTGCCAGTTGGCGACGGTGCTCTCGGCGGTGTAGCCGGTCATGCCGACTTCGCAGAGCATGACCTTGAGGGTCTCGCCTTCGTAGCCTAGGCCCGCAAGGCGCTTCAGCTCGCGCTGGCTGATGGTGGCGGTGATGGCCATATCAGACTCCGCTGTAGGTCCAAGTCACGATGCCGTTGGCGTTCCACACAACGCGGAAGTCGGTCCCGGAGTTTGCCGTTTCCGACCCACCGAAGTCGAGGAAGGCGATGGGGGCGTTATCGACGTTGGTGTCGTTGTAGAGGATGCCGTAGGAGGCAGTGATGGAGCCGCCGGTAGCGGTCCAGGAGGCGTCGTTGGCGTCGAGCTTGGCGTCGTTGGTGGTGACGGTGGTGAACGCTACGCCGGTCAGAGCGACGCCGTTGGTGGTGTAGCCGTTGGCGTTGGCGACCTCGGTGCCGCCGGTGTCGGCCAGGGTTACGTCGGTGGCGTCGAACGTGGCGGCGGTGAGCAGCTTGACACGGTAGGTGTCGGTAGCGGTGAAGGTGCCGCTGGCGAACAACCGTGTCGCGTGGTTGTATAGAGCAATCGTCGCCACTGCGGAACGCACACGGATCTACACCTAGGTTACCGGCGCTCAAGCATCAGGGAATGGGGCAGTCGGTAGGGCCAGGGTGTTGGTGCCGGCGAACACGATCTTGTTCGCGTTGGCGCCGGTGCCCGTTTCGTAGCGAGCCACGCCCTTTGTGACGCGGATCTCGTCGAGGTAGCCGTTGAAGAAGCGCTGGCTGTCCCATCCGCGGCCGATGCGGGTGGGCATATCGGCGCCGGGGAGGGTGCCGCTGCGGGTGATTGTGCCGATGAGATTCTCGTCCTTATAGAGGGAGAAAGTTGTGCCCTTACGCACGTAGGCGAAGAAGACCCACTGATCGAGCGGGATGTCCACGGTGTCGGCTATCCAGTTCCACGCGCCGTCGTAGAAACCGGCGTGCAGGAAGTGGTTTGTGCCAACGTCGCCGAGGCAGACTGCGAAGTTCACGGATGCACCAAAATCGTAGGTTGCGCAGATGATGCCGCCGTTGGGGCAGCTTGCCTTGCGGTGGATCCAGCCCTCGATGGTGAAGTCGCCGGTGCCGAAGCGGACGTTGGCGTTGGACGGGGTGGTCATGTAGTCGCCCGTTACATCGAAGAAGGCGGAGGCGCCGCCAAACTTGCTCTCGGTGGTGCTCAGCTTGGCTCCGTCGTAGACGGTGACGGTGCTCGGGGAGGGGGAGCTGTCGATGACGGTGGTGCTGTTGTTCGCTCCATCCATGTGGAACAGGAGGGAGACGTTGGCGATGTACGGGTCGCTGCTCATGCCGACATAGGCCGGAGCGAGTGCGGCCACGGTGATGGTGCTGGCTGGGATTTCGACAGCGGCGCCTGTGGAGATTGTCGGCGGCAGGGCGGCGACGGTGATGCCGGCCGCGGGGATGGGGACCAGCAGCTTGGGGCGCACCACGTATTCGGGGGCGTGGGCGGTGACAGCGACGTCGACCGCCGGGATCATTATGTTGGCGGCGCTGCCCAGGATTTCGGGGTTGTGGGCGGTGACAGTGATGCTGGCCGTGGGGATTTCGACCTTGCGGATGCGTGCCACGCTCAGGGTTGTGCGCAGCTTGAGCGGGCTGAGCACGGTAAGGACGGGCTTCAGGCTGTAGGGCAGTGGGGTGACGTTGAGTACCGGCCCCACCGCAGCCCGGACTTCTACCGTTTCGTTATACGGTGGAATCGTTGTGCCCGGGGTGAGGATGCCGTCAACGGGGGCAGGGGTGGTAGGGAGGGTGGTGATGCCGGGGGCCACCGGGAACCAGAAGGTGCCCGTTCCACCGACAGCGGCCCAGAAGAGGGCGTCGGTGCTGCAAACGATGCCGTTCGAGTCGAACGACCACTGGTTGCCGTTGGCGCGGTACTGAGCGGTGAGGCCGTTGGCCGCGACGTACATCGGGGCGAAGGGGGCTTCCTGGAGCAGCTCGGGAGCGATCTGGAGGTTGATACCGTTGCGGTTGCCCAGCGCCAAGCGGTTCTGGACGCGCCCAAAGTTGGTGGCTTTCTGTGGGGCGTCGCTGACGACGGCGCTAAAAGGTCCACCGGAGGGACCGACGAATCGGTCGTCGGGGGCATAAGGCATGGAAAACTCGATGCGGCGCTGGGCCGCACCGCTGCCCAGGGCGAGCTGAAGCTGGGCGGTGCTCTCTTGGCGGTAGTTGTTAGCAGCGTCGCCTTTTCTGGCCAAGGCCGCGGAAATAACACTGCGAGGTCTACCGGCGGTTGTGCTGCGTGTGTTGATCGTGACTATATTCCGTTCAAGTACCAGACCGGCCTGTGACGCCTTCCCAATAAACGACACGACAGCACCTATAGTATCGAGATTGGCGCGGTTTTCCGCTATCGCCTGTTGTCCGGGTACGCTTAACAACCACGCCACAAACGTCCTTGTTGTTTGTTGTTCGGCCGTACCAATGCGACGGTAAGTAGCGATGGTGCGTTCCCGCTGAATTAGAGCGCTGGATGGGAATGTGACATACTGCGGACTTCCGCCGACCCGGTTGCTGGGGAACACATAATCCAGACTCGCACTACCGTAAAACGCAAGAGGGGATTCAAATACATCTATAACCGTTCGTACGCGGTTCCCTTTTGCGTCGTAAGAATTGCGCTCTATTTCACGACGCAGAACGGTGTTTATAGCGTTAAAATTAATGTTGTTGTTCACATATGCCGTTCCTATACTACCAGCAACTTTGGCGGTGGATCCTTTCTCGACTGATTCGCGCCGTACGGGAACGTCAATATCGTTAATAGTCGTGTAGGTTATCCGTGTTGTGACGACTTCTGTGCCGGAGTAGGTTCTGTTACCGATGTAGTAGTAGTTCGGTCCTGTTGTACTTTTGTCACTTTCCCAGTTGCGCCGCTCACGCGCCTCTATGCTCTCTGCCGGGTCGGGCGGTTTTAGCTTCATGGTGCTGTAGTTGACGGTTACAGCTTCGCCGGGGAGCTGACCACTGTTGATGGGGCCGTGGTCTACAATGTTGGACTCTGTGTAGACTCGCCCCGAACCACCGGTGGATTTTAGGTCTATAATTTGTAGGACTTCGTTATAGTTTAGGTAGCCGCAGTAACACTCGGATACGAGAAGGTCGGAGAGGACATCGACAAAACCGGCGCTGAAATCGAACGACCCGATGCTGAAGGTGTTGGTGAGGGGGTTGCTGCTGGCGGTGATGCCGAGGTTGGCGAGGCACTCGTTCATCACGTTGGCGGCCCGAATCGGCAGCGTTACGACCTTGGAGTCGTCCTGCGTGTAGGCGGAGTTTCCGGGGTCGTTGAAGACCGTCCAGTTGACGGCGGGGCGGAGGTCGGAGAGGTAGGTGAGCTTGCAGCCCAGTTCGACTGAGGTGGTGCGGCGGTAGGGGTCGGCGAAGCTGGAAAGGACGCGGAGCTTGCGGGGGATGTTGCGGGTGACGCCGCCTTTGGTGTAGGAGAAGGTGACGATCGTGCCGATGGCAGGGGTGATCGTTCCATTGATGATGACGCTGCCGCGGGTGCGGATGAGGCCGTTGCCCTGGAGGTAGTCGTCGCTGATGCTGCCGCTGACGAGGGTGCCCAGCGAGCAGGTGACTGTGGCGCGGATGTCTACAGTCATCAGAGGATCTGCAGGGCGGTCAGGGTCACGTTGTAGCGGGTGGACTTGGCGCCGCCGGAGATGATGACTTCAGCGGTGGCGGTGGGTGGATCGACTGGGAACCAGCTCGTGGCGGTGGGCACCGCGGCGATGGTTTCGTCGTACCACGCAAGGAGGTCGTCGTAGGTGCCGGTGCTCAGATAGCCCTCGATGCGGCGGACCTTGTGGGCCACTAGGGGGCCGGTGACGTAGGAGGTGCCTGTGGAGGTAAGGGCTACCGCGGGGCCGTCCCGTCGGGTCTGCGGTGGGGAGGTGAGGGTGACGATGGGGCTGGTGCCGGTGGCGCGGGTGAAGGTGATGGTGCCGAGGTTCGGGCGGGCGGTGGCCTCTTGGTTCTGGCGGGATTTTTCGGCCTCGCGCAGTAGGACGGCGAGGGCCTGCGCGGCATCGACGAGGACGCACGACGCAGAGATGTAGGCGCCGGTTTGGGTGCCCTCGGGTGGCTCGGCAAACCAGCAGGCCAGCGAGGTGACGCTCAGGCCGTTGGCCGGGGTGATGGTGAGGGCGATGGTGGTGCCGACCGTCCCACTGGAGAGGGTGTCGGCGTCGGTGATGCGGAGGTTGCGCCAGGTGTTGTACTCGGTGGTTAGGGCCTGCCACTGCGCGGGGGTTAGGAGGCCGGATACGCGGAAGGTGCGGGCCGTGAGGCCGGTGCGGGCGGTGCCTTCGTACCCGAAGGGTTGGGCCAAGAGGGCGTTGGTGGTGAAGGTGCCGAGGGTGATCGTCATGGGGCACCTACAGGTAGCTGGGGACTAGATCGCCCGCGGGCTTGACCGTGCCATCTGAGGCTACCGCCACATTCACGTTCCAGTCCTTTTGGCTGAGGGTGTTGATGGCCTCGATGAGGGTGGCTTGGCTGCCGATGAGGCCGGCGTTGGAATCGACGATCGGTTTGGTTGCGACGGCGAGGGCGTCGGCGAGTTGGCGGCTCTGATTCAGCAGCTCGGTCTCCTGGCGGCCGAAACCTAGGAACGCCTGCTTGGCGGCGATGCGCTCCTGCTCCGTTCCACTGACGGTGAAGCGGATGTTGCGGCGCTCGGCCTCGGCCTGGACCTGGCGGTCGAGGTCGGTGAGGGCCTGCTGGCGCTGCTCGCCGGTGGCGAACTGGCTGGTGAGGTAGAGGTCTTGGAGAGCGCGGGCGTTGTCCTCGATGCTGCGGCTGATTTCGCGGCCGGCGTCCTTGAGGGCGGTGGCGCCGTTGATGAGGCTGAGCTGGAGCTGGCGGGCGGCCTCGGGGATGTCCTTGGACGCGATCTCGAAGGCGCGTTGCTGGCCGGTGTCGCCGCCCTGGCGTAGGGCCTCGGTGAAGGAGAACTGGGCGCGTTTCTGCCGGTCGCGGGCGGCGGCGATCGACTCGATGACGGCCTCGCGCTGCTCTAGGGTCTGGCGGGCGATGCCGGTTTCGAGGCCGAGGCGCTGGCGGGCGAAGGCCAGTTGGCGCTGGGCGACCTGGCCTTGCTCGCGGGCGTCGAAGGTGGTTTGGCGGGTGAAGGCGGCCCGCTCCTTGTCGAGCTGGTTGAGCTGGGCGGTGAGGCGGGCCTGGGTGAGTAGGCCCTGATCTAGGATCTCGCCGCGGCGCACAGGGTCGCGGTTGCCCTCCAAGCGGAGCTGCCGCTCGGTCTCCAGCGTGGCGAGGCGGCGCTCCTCGATGATGGCTTGCCGCTGGGCGCCCCGAGCCTGGGCGTCGATGATGGCGAGCGACTGTTGCTGAATTGCGGGGCGGAAGTCCTGCGTGATGCGGTTCTTGCGCCGCACTTCGGCAAGCTCCTCTTCGAGCTGGATGCGCTCTTTGAGGGTCTGTGTGCGGCGGGCGTCTATCTCGACTTGGAGGGCCTTGCGTTCCTCGTTGCTGGTGGCTTGCTTCTGGCGGAGGTTAAGGACTCCGAGATCGACGCGCTCTTTGTCGGCAGCGACGGAGAGCTTGAGGCTCAGCTCCTGCTCTTTGTAGCCTTGGGTTTGCGCGGTGATTAGGCGCAGCTCGTTGCTGAGGAGGGAGGCGCGATCTTTTTGGGCCTCCAGGACTTCAGGCGGCGGTGGCGGTGCCGGTGGTTGCGGAGTATTGCGGGACCTACGCGCTGCGGCGCCGGCTTCCTGCAGGGCTTTCGGAACTTGCGGAAAGAGGCCGAAACCCGAAAGGACGAAGTTACCCACCTCCGTTTCCGGGGATGGCGCGTTGAGTCCGGGGGTGGTTTGAACTAACTTTGCGTTTTTGTTGAGGTCGCTAATAAGTCCCGCTATCCCATTCGTGAGATCGGTGATACCCGGTAGGACTAGCGTGGACAAGATACCGCCTAGTTTTGTCCAGCTACGCGCTAAGTCGTCCTGGGCAGTGGACAGAGCGCGAGCGCCGTCGAGGTTGCCGTAGGTGTTAGCAAGGTCCTGCTGGATAAGTACAGCGGCCTCGCCTTCGCGTCCCACTTTTATGAGGGCTTCGATGTAGCGTTCGGTGCTGCGGCTGGAAAGTTGGCTGTTCTGCTTGAGGAGGTCGAAGTTGGCGATGGGGTCGCGCAGGGCGCTGGCGAGATCCTTGGATTTGCTGATGATGATGTCGAATTGGGAGCCGACCGCGGTGCCGATGATGCTCAGTGCGAAGCCGAAGCCGCCGCCGAGCAGTCCGCCACCGGCGCCGCCGATGCCGCCGCCGATCGCCGCGCCGAGTCCTTGGCCGAATAGGAGTGGGAAGCCGAAGCCAATGGTGCCGGAGCTGATGGCGTCCCTAGCGGAGCCGCGGAGAAACGGTTGCTGCGGGGCTGCGGGAGCAGCCGGAGCCGGCCGCTGCCGCGGCGGCGGGGGTGGCGGAGGCGGCGGTACGTTACGGCGGGGAGGTGGAGGTGGGGGCGCTCCGAAAGGCCGGCGGGGTGCTGGCATACCGCCACCGCTGAAGCTCATCTGCAGGTCCAGCAGATCCTGGCCGATGCGGTTGATGACAGCATCGCTGGCCTGCTGGATGGTTTCGCGGGCCTGCTTGAGGATCTGGGCGCGGCCGGCTGTCTTGGGGAGTGGGGTCTGGCCGAGTTGGCGAACGATCTCTTGGAGGCCGGGGATGTTGAAGCCGCCGGCGCCGAGGCTGCCGCGTTCCGTTCGGGCGAGGAGGGTCTCGCGGAGTTGCTGGGATCGGGCGGCGCCCACGCGGCCGGCGCCCGCACCACTGCCGCCGCGGAGGATATCGGCGGCTTGGCCGCTTAGGCCCCCCTTCAGGATTTGCTCGATAGCGTCGTCAACAATGCGGCCGGGGTCGAGCTTTCCACCCCCGCCGGTGCCTGCGCCGGATTGTATAAAATTGAGGCGTACGTTGTACGGGTTTGCGGTTATCTCTTTGAGCTTTGCTAGTGTGGTGTTTAGGCGCAGGTTGGCGGCGTTTACTTGGCTGTCGGTGACGTTGAGGCGGTAGTTTTTTGCGAAGATATTGTTGAGGCTGGTGCCGACAGAATCACCGATGCGCTGCAGGGCGAGAAGTTGCGCCTCGGCGGCGTCGAGCTTCGTCTTGAAGTTGCTGGAGTTGACGTCTAGCTGTAGTTCTGCTGCGCCTAGCTGCTCGGCCACGGGGGCGGGGTGCGTTCCTATGTCCTAGTTTTCCGGCGGGGTGGGAAACTAGGAGTACGACCCACGCGGAGGGTGTATGTCGGCGCTGCAGGCTCTGGAGAACTCGACGCTGACCTTTGTGGTTCCGGCGGCGGGGACCTCGGTGGATCCCGAGACAGGGAACGTGGTGGCCAACACGGAGACGATTGAGTGTGCGGCGTACCTGAAGGCGGAGAGCGTGGCGGAGGCGACGTACCCCGGGGTGAACGTGGTGAGCACCTTGTACGAGGGCTACATCACGTCGGGGGCGCTCGACTCACGGGTTGTGGTGGGGAGCAGCGGGGAGGTGGAGTTTGCGGGGGCCGGCCCGGTGGAGTGCGAGGTGTTGGAGGCGAGGCTGCCGTACGGGACGGCCGGGTTGCTGGGGGAGGTGCTGACCGGGGTGCTGGGTAGCAAAGTGAGACTCGTGAGTCGCACCCAGAGCTGATGGCGCGGACGAAGCTGGTGATCAAAGAGTGGAACGCGGCGGCGCTGGTGCAGCGTTCCACCCGGATCCTTGAGGACTACGCGCCGATCATCGCGGAGGAGGCGCGGACGCAGATCAAGACGGTCAAGTGGAACTGGCCGAACTCGACGCTGCGGTTCCGCAGTTTGTTCATGGGCGGGAAGACGGTGCGCACCACGCTGGGGACGGGAGTGGTGATACCGCAGGGCAAGCGGGACATCGTGGACACCGGGGCGCTGCTGGCGTCGCAGCAGGTGCCGCGGGTGGCGGAAGGGAGCCTGACCATCGCGTGGACGGCGCCGCATGCGCTGGACGTGCTGCGCGGGTCGTACCCGGATTCGTACTTCAGCCCGGTGTCGCGGAAGGTAGTGCCGGCGCCAGGCAAAAAGCCGCCTCGAAACTGGATCGAGGCGGCGTTGGAGGCGCAACCACCGCTGCCGTTCTTTGTGCAGCGGTGGAGGCAGTTGGCGGCGGAGCAGGCGCCTTAGGCGCCTTAGGCGACGGTGGCCACGGTGAAGACCGGGACCACATCGGCGCCCGCTCCACCCACGTCGCCCATCGCCACGGTGAGGGTGTCGCCGACCTTGAAGTTGCCGCCGCCGGAGACGACCGTGGGGGCAGCGGTGACGGTGCCACCGGCGGCGACGACGATGCTGGCGGTGGCGCCTTTGCCGGAGCCGATGCCGGGGGCGGGGCTGACCGGGATCAGGGCGACGTTGCTATAGGTGGCGGCGGTGAGGCCGGAGCCGGCGCTGGTGACGGTCAGGGTGGCGATGGCCTTGCCTTGGCCGTAGAAGTCGTAACGGCCGTAGCCGTTGAGGGTGAAGCTCACCTTGGCGATGTTGCCGGCGGTGATGTCCTCGGAGAAGTCGCTGACCTGAGCAAGGCCGGAGTGGACTTCGGGGTTGCTACCCGAGCCATCGGTGACGGGGGTTTCGCGGTACCACTCCAGGAGGACGCCGCTGGCGGCTTGGAGGGAGGCGATTTTGAGGATCTCGTAGCCAGCGTCGCTGACATCGAGGTTCATTGAGCAGGGGATGCTGTAGCTCTGGCTCGTGATGAGGTTGTTCTGGAAGCCGAACTCGGAGTCGTAGTCGAGGACAGAGGTGGATTCGCTGGTGCCCTGGATGCCGGTGTTGTCCAGCGACAGGATGCGGGTCATCCCGGCGGACGTGGTGGGGATGGTGCTGGCGCTGGTGCCGAGTTTGACGAAGGTCTTGTAGCCCAGGGCTGCAAAGAATCTGCCGGTGGCCATCGTGAGTCCTGAGACGCTATACGCCTAGTTTGCCCCTATCAGCTCGGGGGACTCCAGCTCGCTGAGTTCGAGTACGTCCCATGGCGTGGGGCGGGGGCAGATGTGGTCGCGAAAGCCGCGGATGTCGTGGTCGAGCGACTGCACGGAGAAGATGGCGAGCTTCAGGGCCTCGGGGGTGGTGCCGAGTTCCTCGCATACGAAGTCCGGGGAGAGACCGGCGCGGAGCATGTAGCGGGCGCGGAGGCCGAGCGACCGGACGGAGGCGGGGGCCTTGACGGACCAGTTCTGATCGCGGATGAAGTGGCGGACCTCGCCGACGCTGAAGACGCCTAAGAGGGTAGAGAATGTACCCTTGTCGGGGTTCCACGCCCGGCAGGTCTTGATGAAAGCGACGTTGATGCAGCTATAGATGTCCTCGGCGCGGACGCCCTTGTACTTGCGGCAGAGTTTGCGGCCCATGTGGTTCACGAGGCCGCCGTGTTCGCGGTAGAGGCGTGCCACTCGGCGCTGTTCCTCGCGGTCGAGCGGGGTGGCGAGGTAGCCGCGGGGTTGAGTCTTCTTGGTGCTCATGCGAGCAGCCTAACGACTACCCGCAGTTTTCCATGTTTGTGGTGGTTAGCTGCGCACCCGGTTGATGATGCGGCTCGTACCACCCGGAATGGTGCTGGTGGTCAGGCAGCCAAGGGTTGTGGCTAAGTGGGGGAGGACTGTGAGGGGGTTGACGATGGCTTGGGCGCTGGCGGATACGTCCGACCGGAAGGTGAGTTCGAGAACATCGGCTTTGAGTTTGGAGAGAGTGCGGTTGGGGATTCCGGGGATGAGGGAGGTGCTGCTGGTTGGGGGTGTGAGGAGAAGACCGGGAGTGGTGAGGAGGGAGTTGGCGAGGTCGAAGGTGGCGTAGAGGATTGGGGTGGGGATGATGTTGTCTGCGTAGTCCGTGCCATCACAAGAGGCGTCGGTGCGGGGCCATGCGAGCGCCTGGGTGGCGGTGGTTTTGGAGCCGATCCATCTGAGGGTGTCGAGGCCGCGGGTGGCGGTGATGAGGGCGCGGGTCTTGGAGTCGGTTGTAGCGGTTGTCCACGCCAGGGTGCCGAGCATGGCCTCGGTGAGGGTGTCGGCGGCGGCCACCGTCAGGTAGCTGTTGGCGGTGGCGCCGCCGATTGTGGCGTCGATGGTGGCGGGCATGGGGTTACACCACCGGGATGCAGTGCAGGAAGCCGTCAGCGGTGCTGCGAATCACCGTGAAGTGGGTGACGCCGCCGGGGACGCGCAGCGTGAATAGGGCGTCCGCGGGGAGTGGGAGGACGGTGGCGTCGGTCGCGGAGGAGGCGGCTACGTCGGAGGTGCCGAATCGGATGAAGCAGCGTGTCGAGGACACGAGCAGGATCTCGCGGGAGGCGCCTAGGGTGCCGATTGCGACAGCAGCGGAGGAGGCGGTGGCTACCGCGGTGCGGGTGGCTGCTGCGAAGTTGTACTGGCGCGTTCCATTGCCGAAGGCGTCGGTGGGGCTGCTGGCGGTGTCACCACCGCCGCCGCCTAAGAAGGTTGACGCCATGGCTCGTTAGGTGGTTACTTGACCCTAGTTTTCCGCGAAGCTCGGCTGCAGGGCCGCTAGGAACTCACTAGGCAGGGCATCTTCCTCCAGTGGCATGAGCCGACCGGAGTAGGCCCGGCCCTGCAGCGATGGCGCCGCGGCCTGGAGGCGTGCGACGAAAGCGTTGCGGAGGAGGGTGCGGCGGCTGGTCATGGGATCGCGGAGGCTAGGGCGTTCATTAGGGCCGTGATTCGGGAGTCGAGGATGGCGAGGTCGAGAGAACGACCGATATGATAAAAAGAAACGCGGTCATTTGCGTACTGAGTTCCGTCAGGCCGTCTGAATAGATTTAGCGGCGTACTATGTAAAGAGTCACTTGTGCTAGACCAAGAACTACTGGCACCGTTGAACCGGACGGACATCGCTGTCGCCGAAGACCGAGAAGCACCCATGAATCCAATAACGCTGTTTGCCGTCGATATTGCAATCGATGTACTAACGTTTAGCCTGGCATAAATAGCAATGTCATCTCGCGCTAGCCACGTGCCGGCATTTCCACCTAAGAGGACTCGCTGGCCGTTGCCGGCCTGAGTTGTGTAAATAGCGAGAGATTTGTCGTTTTGAGGCTCGGCAGTGTTGTTTCTGTTGCTATCTAAGTACATCGATGCCGCATTGCCGAGTAGCCCGGTTTTTCTGTTATATCGCGGCTCGGTAAAGTTGAAGTTTGTCGGCGCCGGCCCGACCACTGGAACCAGGCACCCGCTCAGTGTGCGAGCGCCGCACAGGAAGGACATCGCCTTCGAGATGCTTGGAGCCTGCGCAATCACATTGCCGCTCACTCCCAAGATGGTGTCGGCAACAAGATCCTGTAGTACCACGTTGAACGCATCAGTTACACCCCGCTCCAGCCCCAGGGTGTTGCCGGCCGCAACATCGGCAGCAGTCACCCGGTCCAGGTAGTCCTGCACATAGGCAGGGTAAAGCAACAAACTGCCTCTTCGCCTCGGAACAATCAGCATTCGATTGCCTCCTGCATAGGGTCCCCTGCGCCACTCATGCCGGTAGCTCATTGACCCAGCCCGCAGACAGGTCGAATGGCTGGCCTGCTTCGATCTGGGCCTTCAGCTCAGCAGCGCGCTCGATGTTGGCGTAGCCAGCTGCAACCAGCGACTGATGCCGCTGCAGCAGATCTACCATGGTGGCGGTTGCCGTGCCCTCCTGGTCGCGCCTGATGGCCTCTGCCAGCAGCACGGCCAGCATCGGATCCTCGTTCGAGGGATACAGCCGGGCGTTGGCCTGCAGCCGAGCGGCCTCCACCTGGTTCAGCAGTTCCTCCACGGGCCGGCGCTTCACCTCTAGCGTTTCCTCCCACGTCCCCACCGGGCCGCCAGCCTTTGGGTTGGGGTAGTCCACAGGGCCCCAGATTGCGACCTCGTAGAAGATCGCAGGGTCATACTCCCTGACTTTGGGCTCACCTTTGAGGTAGAACCGGACCTGGGTGCCGTCGTAGGGCAGGCCAAACAGGTTGGGCCAGCGAGTGCCCCCCGGGTTGGTCACCGTCTCGCCGCGCATCGGCACGAACAGATCCACGCTCTGCCCCTCCCGAGCGCCCGGCTCGTCGTAGTAGCGCACGCCGGTGTCAGGGTTGGTCTTGATGGTGTCGGTCATGGTCAGACAGGGGAGCGGGTGAAGATGAATTGAGCGAAGAGGCCCTGGGCGCCAGTGCCGACGCCCAGCAGGTCGACGCCGACCCGATCACCAGCGGCAAAGGTGCCGCCAGTGATCGTGCCGCTGACATCTACCAGACTGGCGCTGGCGGCCAGCGTGGCGTTGCCGGTCAGCACCGAAATCTTGGTGCCGGCGGCTGTGCGCTTGTAGGCGTTGAAGGTGCTGGAGCTGCTACCGGTGTTGTCGATGTGGCTGCCGAACCTCACTGCCGTCAGGGTGAACGATCCAGACGGCACCGGCACCGGCACCTCGGCGTAGTTGGTGCCAGCGGTCGCAGTCTCGCCCTTGTTGCTGATCACCAAAACTAGGCCGTCACCAATGCTCGGCAGGCTCACCGTCTGACTCGGCGCGTCGTAGGACAGGGGTGCGGTGGCGTTGATGACGACTGGTGGTAGAGCATGAGCGTGATCCGCTCGCGCCGCCTCGCTTGACGTTCCTGGCGCAGCTGTCGCCGCCAGGTTTGCCGGCGTGGTGCTTCCCACCGCGAGGTTACTGGTGCCGGCGCCAATCGCCGTCCGGGCTGCCGCTGGGTCGGCGACCGTCAGCAGGCCCCGCCCGAATGACGCTGTGGCGAGCGCAGCTATTGCCGTTAGGTCGGCGTCGAGCGGTTGGGCTCCGACGTCGCCGGGTGTCAGGGTGTGATTCTTCCAGAGGCCATCGGCAGCCCGGCGCAGCACCTGCCCCTCGGCAGCAGAGCTGATCAGAACATCGTGCAGCTCATCCAGCTCCTGCCCGTTGATGACGTTGATGTAGAGGATCCCTGCAGTGCCGGCAGCCTGCTTGACGCAGAAGCCGAAAAACACGCCATGCGCCGGCTGTGTGGGGCGTGTGTTGGTGAGCTGCCCGGTGGTCTCGCTCAGCCACACCGCGGCGCCCTCGGTGAGCGTGGAGGTGTTGATGCCGGTGAGGATGCCGTGGGTGCGGACCATGCAGTCCGCGTTGTTGTTCACCGTCGCGACAACCAGGCCCAGCGAGCGGGCAGCGGTCGCTTCCGAGGAGGCGTCCGCAAGGGCCACCGTCGGTTTGGTGCCAGAGCTGCTGACGATGTAGACCGGTGCGCCTGCGGTTAGACCTACGCCGCTGTTGTTGCGGCACTCCACATCGGACGGGATCGCCTGGCCTGGTTGGAGAGAGGCGGCGATAGCGGCTTCGAGGACGTTGAGGTTACCGTCGTGCTCGGCCGCTGTCAGCGGGGTGCCCTTGATGAGCCTGCGGATCAGTGCTAGCGGCATCGGACAGGCTCTCCTTGCTCCTAGTTTTCCGCGGGCTGGGGGGTGGTGGGGACGCCGGAGCGGGGGTACTGCGGCCTGTGACCGCGGCGGCTTCTTGGGCGCGTAGGCGCCGGAAGGTCATCATGCCCATGGGCTATCCACTCGGAAGAAGAAAAAGCCCCGCGGGAAGCGGGGCCAGGGTGTGATGGAGAGCGCGAAACGCTCCCATCACGCGGCGGCAGCGGCGACGGAGCCGAGGCCGTAGAGGGTGATGGCGGGGGTGGTAACGCCGGTGACGCGGCCGAGGAAGACCTTGGAGGCGTTCTGGGCCACGGTGGCGACGCCCGACACGGTTACGCCGTCGCCGCCTGCGAAGGTGATGGTGTTGGCGCCCGCGGAGGCGTTGATGACCACGACCTGGAAGGTGGTGCCGATCTCGCAGTCGCCGCCGATGGCGGAGACGATCGCGGTGGCGCTGGCGGTGGTGTAGGTGGCGGCGGCGGTGGGAACGCCGCGGATGATGACGTTGTAGCTGTTGGCCGTGCTGAGGGTGGCGGTGGCCGTGGGCTCAGCCAGTTTCATCTGGCTGGGAATCAGGCCGCCGGGGATGTCGCCCAGCTCGAAGAGGGAAGCCATGGGTGGGTCCTAGTGGAAAGGAGGGTGCCCCGCCGCGGTGGCGGGGCTGTTACCGGCGAGGGCGCTAGCCCGAGCCTCAGTCGAAGGAGCTGGTGACGGTGAGGCGAACGATTCCGATGTTCTCGGTCTCGAACACCTTTTCCCAGTTGGTGGCGGTGGCGAGGGTCTCGCGGGTGGGGTTGACGGTGCCCTTGTAACGGGAGCCGAGGGGGTGGTAGGCGTTGTGCCAGTCCACGGACATCGCGCTCGACTTGGCGAGGATGTCGCGGTCGGTCTCAGAGCGCAGGGCGGCCTGTTGGCCGGTGCCCACGGCGCCGGTCGCCATGACGTAGCAGGCGTACTTGGTGGATGAGCCGCTGCCGGAGGTGGGGAGATCCTTGGAGCGGATCACGCGCATCCCCATGTAGAAGGGGACCGCGAGGTTGGCGGTGTAGGCCGCCGCGATGGAGCCGCCGAAGGCGTTGAGGGCCTGGATGCTGCCGGCGGCCACCGTGGAGGCGGTGACGCGGGCATCGGTGGCGGTCACGAAGTCGATCGCCTTGCGCTCCTTGAGGTCGGCGTAGACCTTGGGGGGCATGACGATGGCGCCGAGTTTGTCGGCGTCCTCGTTGAGGATGACTTCGGCGGCGGCGATTTGGCGGGGGCCGAGGTTGGTTTCGCCCGACCCACTCGCATCGACGCAGAGGTCTGCGAAGGCGGCGCCGGTGTTGGAGCTGCCGAGGGCACCGAACACGCCGTTCAGCGTGGCGATGAGGTCCTTCTGTTGCTGGTTGGCGATGTAGTCGGCGACCTTGGTGCCGATGGCGCCCATGGCGTCGGAGCCGGCGGCCATGCTGGCGAGGTCGCGGGCTTCCCACGCACGGCCCCGGTGGAGGATCACGCCGACCTGTTTGTCGGCGCTGATCTTGCCGGGGGTGAGGCTGGTGGTGTCGGTCAGGCGCTCGGCGTCACCGTCGAGGTTGGCCTTCCAGTTGGGGATGTTGACGGTATCGCCACCCTCGGTGGCGTTGAGGGCGTCGAGGGCGGTAACCACGCCCGACATCAGGAAACTGTTGCGGACGGTGGAAGCCTCGATGAGGTACGGCGTAAAAATCTCGGGGATGATTACGTCGCTGCGCAGGACAGCAGCCATGGCTGGATCTCAGGGGTTGTGGTGGGCGTACCGCTCAGCCTCGGGAGGCTTCAGCTTTGTAGCGATCGTGGAGAGCGCGGTCCTCGGTGTAGAGGCGAGCGATCTCGTCGAGGTTCGGCGGGGACTGGAGGTAGGGGTTGGCCGCGGGGGCGGTGCCGGTGGGCACCGTGGGGGCGGTTCCCATTCCCCGGGCGCCGGTGGCTTTGAAGTGGTGGTCCCACCCGGAGTCCGGGGCGCGGAGGCGCGTCAGGTACTCGGAGAGGGGGACTTCGATGCCGCCGGTGATGACTGCGGGCTTTCCACCTACCTCGGTGAGGTTGGATTTGAGGAGGTCGAGGAGTTGCTCGGGGCTGCGAGCGTCAGCTTGGCCGATCTCAACGAGGGCTCGGGAGACGAGTTTCTCGGCGGCGTTGGCTTGGCGCACGGCGTCAAGTTCGGCCCTGAGGTCTGCAAGTTGGCGTTCGAGCTGGAGGTTGGTTTCCTTGGCCTCTTCCCAGAGTCGTTTGTACTCGCCGGAGTCGGCCAGCTTTTGGGTCTGGCCGTCTTTGAGCTGGGCCTGCGTCGCACGGAGCGACTCTTCCAGTTCTTGGAGGCGGGCGTTGAGGGCGGCGTTTTTCTCGCCGGCTCGCTGCTTGTCGCTGGTGACGAGTTCGAGTTTCGCCCGGAGGCGGGCAAGCTCGTCGGAAGAGTTGCCGGGTGCGTCGGGTGAGGGCATCGCGGATGCACTCGATTCCTCCACGGGAGGAACCCCGTTGACTTGTTCAGCCACGCGGTTAAGTGAGGGTACACTCCTAGTTTGCCGAGTCGCGATCTACTTGGGCGGGCAAACGTTAGCCCCACACGGGGATAGGAATGCAGCGACAAAGGGGGTGGAGAGGTGGCGGGCCGTGGGGAAAGTCTTCGGGGGTGGCCGCGAGCGTCTTATGCAGAGGGCGGCAGATTGGGCAGGTGTCGGGGTCGAGGATTGCGTTCCATCGCCAGGCGCGGGGTGGCGGGTCGGCGAGGGCGGCGGCTTCGGTTTGGACGGAGGGGACGAGCGACCAGAGAAGGGCGGAGTTGGTGGCGCGGAGGCGTTCCACCCAGGCGTTGGCAACGGTGCCTTTGCGGATGGCGGGGCCGGCGTTTGTGGTGGTGAGGAGGAGGGAGGCGAGGCGGTCGTTGGGCTCGTCGCGGAGGATGGCGGCCTGGACGGTAGTGTCCAGTAAGCGCTCCATCTGGAGGGTTAGTGGAGAGATGCCGTTGGGGGAGGGGGAGAGGAGGGCGCTGGCGGAGCGGTTGAGGATGGTGGCGCTGGTGAG